ATCGGATCTGCAGACTTGGCGTGAGGCCGAAAGCCTCAGGTTCGCTAACCTGCTTGGTCCCAAGTTGGTCGATGGTAATCGCCTGTCCTTAGTGCCTAAGAACATCGACATAAGCCGAACAATCTGTACTGAGCCCACATTGAACATGTGGTACCAGCTCGGATTGGGTAACATCATACGCGAAAGGCTCAGACAATTCTTCGGAATTGACCTGAGGTTCGTGGCTGATGTTAACCGGCATATGGCGCGGTTAGGCTCTATAGACATGAGCGGACCGAGGTCTTTCTCAACGATTGACCTCGAATCTGCTTCTGACTCTATAAGCTTAACGCTTGTTGACGAGCTTTTCCCGCAATGGTTTAGCTCGCTCCTCAAGTATCTCCGGTCGCCCGTTTCAAGGCTACCGGATGGATCAGCGCTGCCCTTGAACATGGTGTCTACCATGGGGAATGGTTTTACCTTCCCTCTGCAAACACTTCTGTTCTCGGCCGTCGTATCTGCGGTTTACGAGGAAAAGGGTATTCCCCTTAACCGAGTAAATGGCAAGGAACCTAACTGGTCAGTGTTTGGCGATGACATAATCGTTCGCAGTGATGCTTACGACCGTGTCATCCACCTTCTTGGCCTGTTCGGGTTCCGAGTAAACGCAGAGAAGTCCTTTAACAAAGGACCGTTCCGTGAGTCCTGTGGGTGTGACTTCTTCAAGGGTCACATGGTACGGGGTGCTTACTTAAAGCATCTTAGTACTTCACAGGATACTTACGTCGCCTTCAACAAGCTAGTCAGATGGAGCGCCCGTAACGAGATCTCTCTCGATACGACGCTGCAGTATCTACTCAAGAAGGCACCCTTTCTAGGGGTGCCATTTTGGGAGTCTGACGACGCGGGCTTCAAGGTCCCCGAATGGTGGCCGTGGCTTCGTGTAAAACGAGTCGAAGGAGGTATCCGCTATAAGGCGTGTACTCCTAAGCTTCGTCAAATTACACTTGGCGACGACGCCATAAGGGTCCCGAGAGGCCTACGCGATCGCTTCTACAACCCACCCGGGTTGCTAGTCGCGATAACTAGAGGCGATTGGGCCGACGGCGCCCTCTCTGTTAGACATAACAGAGAACGGCGTTACGTCAGGAGCCGTAGGTTCGCACCGTCCTGGTACGAGCCTCCGGTGTCTGAGCTTCCATCCTATGTCTCTAACCCTGGACCGGAAGAGTTCTGGCCTTATGGCCGGTTCAACTGGTTCAGGGATTTGAGGTATGAGTTGGAAGCCAGGCGTGCTGTTGCACCCATTGCAGGTGCAATAGAAGGGAGACGGTGTGAAACCGTCTTTTGGTCCCTACTTGAGTAAGTAGGTTTCCAAACCCCGAGGGTGAGATGCCC